CCTTGTCTTGGCATCCCTCACCATCTCATATGGCCCTTTCGCTCACACAGGCTCAAATCCAATAGCACCTTCTCCAAGAATATAAGTAGTGTATTTTGTATAAGCCTCCTGCGCTGGAACATCATCTGAGGCCGGAGCTGCCGGAACGACTTCAGCAGGCATGGAATCATCAATCACAACCAGCCGCCCATTCCATGTTCCCATTCCAAGGTCACGTTCGATTCCTTCCGCATCCGTATATTTCAGATACGCTAAAAGTTTCAGATTTTCAAGATTGGTAGCAACCGTAGAATGACAAATCACAAGACTGAACTTCTGCTTATTGTCACCACAAGCCTTCTGAATAGCTACATTTAGAGAAGTTGCTCCTACGCACCGGGCTTCTTTTGTTGCCTCACTGGAAATATCATAGGTATGTTTGTCGACAAATTCGGCGTTCGCCGCCTTAATTGTTGTCTTTCCGGTTGTGGACATGGCAAAAATACCTTCAAGAATCGCTAATAAAGTACCCTGATCTACTTCATTCCAGTAGCGATTAATCTGATTTCTTACATTTGCCATAAAGTCAACGCCCCCGGTCACATCATAAGAAAAATCCGCTTCCGTCCAGCCTTTCATGCGCCCATATACAAAAACACCCTGTTCAAAGGTGTCAGTATTTTCAGCTGTCAGATTAGTTTCCCCGTCATAGTTCAGTGCATCCCCGCCAATCAGACCGAAGAATGGAAGAACAGCATAAACTGTCCCTGTTTGTGAACTGGTAACAAATGTTTCTTTAAGACGCGCATCAGAAACAATCGCTCTGGATTCCCGAAGCTTATTTAGCTTCACATTTGGCACAGCGGACATATAATGCCCAAATGCCCTTTCATTAAAACTTTTTGCATCAAATTTAGCCATTTTCTTTTATCCTTTCTGAAAATTATTTTACCTCTGGGTTACTCTCCATATATGCCGCTAATTCCTCATAGGTCATTTTTGACATATCAACCTTCGTATCCGGTTTTGTGTCGCCGGACGCTCCTGGCTGGAAACCTCGGAAATTATTTTTCTGCGGTGTATTGAACAAATAAGCATCCGACTTCTGAACCGCCTTGATTTGTTCGTCCCATCCAGTTAGCTTTCCATCCTCTCCTAGCTTCACCTTTGAGGTATCAATCAGCGCCTTTACTGCTTTGCCATTTCTAGCTCCGGCAGCAGTCAGAGCAGCCTCAATCGCATTATCAAGTCGAAGCTGTGTAAGCTCTGCTTTATGTGCCTTCTCCTGGTCAGCGTTCTGTTGTTTCATGACTTCAATCTGCTTTTTCAACTCTTCATTGTCGCCCGCTGACGCTTTCAGAGTTTCAAGCTGTTTATCACGGTCCGAAACGGACATTCTCAGCGTCTTGTTTTCCTCAACAACTTCATCATGCTTTGGCTTCTCCACATACCCTTTCAATTCCTCCTGTGAAGCTTTTTCTGCTTTGGCTGCTAACTCCTCACTAATACCAAGGGTGATAAATTCTTCTTTTTTCATTCTACTTATCCTCTCTTTCTTTACTTTGAAAACTATCCTCTTACCAGCACTTCACGACTACCTTTTGTATTCACTGGTGTAATCATAATATCTGCCATTTTCAAATACCTCCCTTCTAAAATAAATTGGCATGAAAAAAGCACCTCTGTTTATCCAAAAGTGCCTGTTTCAAAATCAATCTTTATTGAATACAATTTTAGTATTTTTAACTGTTTACATTTCTATCCTTTGTCGAAAAAGATGTAACATTTGAAAACCTTTTACATGCTTTGCTTGAGCAAGTTTCGCATATATTTTTAGAATCATTAACTTCTAATGCCGCCTTTATCCTACGCTTATACTCATCAGGACCACCAAAACAATCATAATTCCATGGCGGAAAAGATTCCTTAAACTTTTCTTTCCATTCCTTACGAAGCTGTTGTAATTCTTCATCATTTTTTAAATATTCCCACATCTTTTTCATCCAACCATCTCCTTATATGCCTTATATATTTCCTCTAAAATTCCAGTAAATTCCGCCTTACTTTTATAATCCAATACCTCAATACTCGTAATATCAGCAAATATTTCCATACAAGTATAGGTTCTATTTTCCAGCCAATAATCCGCCGAATGTCCTGCACACAAAATTTCATTTAAACCACCACTTGATAACGCACTGAAAATATCAGATAAAACCATATCTCCTTCATATTTTCCGCCTTCAGCAAACCATTGGGTAATCATCTCTTTATTATCATACACCTTTGCACTGGTTGTTTCAATTGCCTGAAGGAATTTTTCATTTTTCCAACTACAATATTCAAGAGTATCCATTCTATGTGATAGTTCATGCGCCTGAACAAAATTCATATCATATAATTCATAATTAGGAGCCAAGGGATTGTATTGAATTACATCCAGTTCCTGGTTATACGCAAATGGTGCATCCAATTTCTCATTTGGCTGATACTCTGTTGACCCATTGTATAATATCATTTTATCGGTAAATGGTGTTGATTTCGTACTATTTAAAATTTGGCTAAACTCATCATTAGCTTTCCTAATCTTTTCATCTTGAATCTGAGGAATCTGTATTAAATCTGCTTTACTACCACCATCAACAAAAGTCTCCTTCCACTCCTGATAGCTCATATCTGCTGGCACATAATAGGTTTTTCCATCCTTACCTCTGGCTGCACGTTCTCCTATCTGGCCGAAGTCATCCTCAAAATATGGTACAGTTGTCGAACGGCAATAGACATGAAAAGGCGGCGCTGTGATTCCCGGTTCATAGTCCTTCATCAAAAATACCTGACCATCTAGGCTTTGGCATATCTCTGAAGTGTGGGAATCAAGCGTCGCCACAATTTCATATTGTTCTACATTCAGGTCATTAAAACAGTCTTTTTGCGCTGCCGAACTGAAATATGCTTCTTCTGTCATCACAAGCCGGCCCGCATTGCGTTTGGAAGCATTCATCCTGCGGGCAATCGTATCAATCGCTTTCTGCGGGTCCTGTCCTAGCATAATATTTTGTGTCAGCTCCTTATGAACCTCAGAAATCAGTTTCTGTTTATTGCTCCATATTCTTTCGGAAAAATTCTTTCCATCCACTGCCCAGGGCTTATGAATTACCTTTTCAATCTTACGCTGGTCCAACGCAGAGATATTCCATCCTATTCGGAATCCATGTTGCAGCTCATACGCAGTTCGATAATAGCCTCCCAAATAAATGTTCTTCATAACCGCATCCACGCTGTCCAATTGATTACCAAACATAAGCTCAAGGCTCTGTTGTGTTTGCAGTTTCAAAGCTTCTAGTTGAGAAATATGATATTTAGCAGAAGCGTTCTCTAATTCTTTCATCCATCTCTGGTTTATTGCATTTTCCTGGCCATGCCGAATATAGTCTTTTACATCCCATTTGAATTCTTTCAGAGCCACGCCAGAAAGCATCTTATGGGCCTCTGCCATCGACACCCCATTATTAGCTGCAAGGCGCCCATACCAGTTGTTAATCTTGCCCTCAAGCTCTCTTAGCGCTCTTCGATACTGCTTTTCGATTTCCAGATAGGCTGCTGCACCCTTTTGATTTTGGACCGCTTCTAGCTGCGCAAAGCGCTGCTTCCAATAGTTGCTATTATTCATCCTCTACACCATCTTCCCCTGGCAGTTCTCGACCTGACGAATTGTCTTGTTGCTGGAAAGGATTATACAATATCCTATACAAAAAATAAAGAAGTTGGAACAGGGGCTTCTATGACCTTGAAGGGAAAAGGTAATTATGAGGGAAACATAAATGTTTCTTTTGATATCTTCTCTACATCTTCTATATTAACCCATTTTACACCACTATTTTCATCTTCTTTTATTCTAAGCTCTTCTTTTTCGGTTCATCAATCCACGGATGTTGCCCTATGATAGTCTCATCTGATAAGATTCCTACGGATTTCTGACAGTTTTCGATTGCCTCTGTCTCATTAATGAGAATATCTCTATTGAAAATAATATCTACTTTCTCATCATCAAAATTTCCTTTCCCTGCATTGAACAAATAAGCATTAACAAACCACAAAATTTCTTCAAAAGCTGCCTGAAACTCTGTTTCCATATCATTTGCATCCAGGTCAATATCAGAATACATAGACTGAATGTTCATCTGATTGGGATTCCCAGATAAGCGGTCATCCTTCGCATCATATCCCATTGCATTTTCAATCAATGCTTTCTTAAAGGCTTCTAATATACTTTTATAGTTTTCTGCATTGATTGTAATTTCAAGAGTTTCCACCCCGCCTTTGCTCTCTCCATCGTTTCGGACTTTAACTGCTCCAAAGGTTGCAAGGTTACGCCTGAACTCACCCAAATCTTGCCCGTCATAATTCTTCAGGACAAGAATTGTATTGCGCGAATCCTCCTGCATACTGTTTTCAAAATCTGATAACATAATATTGATTCCGTCCTGAAGTGTTTTTACCTTTTTTATCAGTGGAATTTCTCCATCATTGTATTTCAGGGGAATAAGTGGTATCCTCTGCCAATTCAGACCAAGTGCCATTCCCGCATCATCCATAGCCGTAACATAGGGAAGCTCAAAAGCTTCTTGCTCTGTGCTGATATCAGAAATCAGCCTTCCTCCATCCAGCACAAACTTATGGATTCCCTGTAAATCATATATCTCCACTTTTTCGATAATTTTAGATATTGTTCCCTCATAACCCATTACCTGATAAAGCCTGACTGCAAAATCCAAGATGGTGTGCTCGCTATCTTTCCAGAAAGGAAGCACTTCATATCCAGGAAACAATCGAAAGGACAGCACCCCATCCTCTGTATAGTAGGGATATAGCCAGGCAATACCGCCATTCAGTGCAGCCTTGCCTCCATTTTTTAAAGTCTTCATAAATCGTTTATTGAATATCTCTTTTAAACATTCAACATACAATTCATTATCACCTTCTACCACAAAAGGCTGACCTAACAAGTAGTTCGCTTTCTGGTTCACCATCTTACCATATTGGTTGTCAATGATTCGGTTGTTAGGGAGATTATCAACCGGCTGAAGCTTCCCACCTTCTCCAATCATAGTCCGCTTACGGGTCAAAATATCATGCTCATTGTCATAGTACAGATGACCTTTAAGCTGCATGATTCGCTGAGGGCTATTCTTCC